GATCGCGACAACATGTTCACAATCAACCTGCCACGCATGCGCGGCATATACAGCGACGCAAGCTTGTACCAAGGCTATAAGAAAAACGACGACGGCATTTACTGGGCCCTGCAACATTCGTCCTGCCTGCAAGGCCATTACAGTGAGGCAGACATTGCCCATCGTGATCGTCTGCACAGCATGAAACCATTAGAGAACGGCGACATTGTGCTGATCAACGGTGAACAGTACAAGACGCGCATTCTTGGCAATTTCAGTGATTGCGCAATATTCGACAAAATCTAATTGATGCGTGATGGCCTGCGTGCAGGCCATTGCAGATCAATTGCCCATAATCTGTGGGTAAATGACCATAGTAGTATCACCAACCAAACAGGAGCAAACCATGATCACATTGTTTAAGACAGTATACGTGCCGGCCACAAACACAGAGGCCTGCTATTTCCTAGTACAGCGCATGGACGATTGGAGCAAACCCAAGCGCTACTCTTACGAGTACAGCGCCAAAAATGCGGCAAGGTCATGCGCATATTTGTACGCATCAGACACATCACCTGATTGGGTACCATCCCATGAGGACGGCCTAGAGTATGTAGGCGCAGAGGCCGACGGCCTGACCTGCTACTACGCAGTGAGCAAATAATGCGTGATGGCCTGCATGCAGGCCATTGCAGATTATTTTCAACAACAGGAGCACACCATGAAAAAACCCACCGGTTATGTAATTTATCGCGGCCCATCGTTACTCGATGGCACACCAATTATGGCCATTGCCTTGCTCGGTTCCAGTAATCGCAAGACAGGCAATATGGTGCAGACGTACATTCTGCGCGACGACATGCGGCCCACACTGGCCGTTCAAACTGGCGCGGACAGCGCGATCTGTGGCAATTGCAAACACCGTCCATCATTGGGTGGCGCGTGCTATGTGGTCGTGGCCCAAGGTCCTACAGTGGTTTTCAAAACCATGCAGGCAGGCAAATACCCTGACGCCACACCGGCCGACGTGGGCCACATGGTGGCCGATCGCATGGTGCGTCTCGGTACATACGGTGATCCGGCCGCGGTTCCTGCCAATGTGTGGCAGGCCCTGACAGCGCAGGCCGCGGGCCGCACAGGTTATACACACCAATGGGCCAATGAGGCCCTGCCAATGGACCATCGCGCGGACATTGCCAAATTGACCATGGCCAGTGTAGACACAGTGGCCGAGGCACAGCAAGCGCGCGCCAGTGGCCTGCGTTATTTCCGCATTCGTTTGGCCACCGAGGCCCTGCAGGAGCGCGAATTTGTGTGCCCTGCTAGCGAAGAGGCCGGTAAGCGCAAACTGTGTGACACATGTGGCGCGTGCAATGGCACGACCAAGAGCACCGGCGCGAGCCCTGTGATCATTGTGCATGGCAACAAAGCACGACGTTTCACAGAACAGCGCGCGACAGCATAAGTGATGCGTGATGGCCTGCGTGCAGGCCATTGCAGATCATTTCCCTAATCTGTGGGTAAATGACCATAGTAGTATCAGCAACAAAACAGGAGAAAACCATGGATAAGTTATACGCATTTCAACGTCGCATGCATTCAAAAAGCCATTTTTACCCACGTGAGTATGGTGTGGCCATTAACTGGAATGCGCAGACACGCAAGTGGGAAACACTGACATTCAAAATGGACAGCGCCCACAAGGCAGAACTAGAGGCCCTGTTGCAAGGCACCGACGGCCACATTTACCGCATTGACGGGTTTTTCACAAACTAAGGAGCACAACATGATCAAGTTCAGCAAAACCATTCCCGACGGCCGGCACAACAGCGAGGCGCGTGATTGCACAGTGAGGGCATTGGCCCACGTGCTCGACATGCCCTACAGTGAGGCCCACGCGACCATGGCCGCATTCGGCCGTAAGAACAGACGCGGCGTGCCACGCATGCAGGTGGTCGCGGCCTATGAGAGCAAGGGCCTGACGTACATCAGACGCACAGACAGGCCCACACTGGCCCAGTTCATGCGCGAGGACGGCGCCAAGCACGAGCGCTTAGTGATCAACAAATCAGGCCACGTGTTTGCCATTATCAGTGGCACGCAGTTGGACCTTGGCAAATGCGGACCACGCACACGTGTGCAGGGTTATTACGTGCCCACAAAGTAATCTGTGGGTAAATGACCATAGTAGTATCAACAGGAGAAAACATGAAAACAATCACAATCACAGAAAAACAGTGGCGCGAATTAAACGTCGGCCTGCTGTTACAAATGGCCGAGTACTTGCACGATAACCACAGCGAGGGCCAAACACGCGAAGAGGTGGTCAGCGAGCGCAACGACCTGAACACAGCACAATTTGAGTACAACAAGATCAAAGAGGCATTCAAAGCATGAAATACTTTAGAGAACTAATCGAGGCCCTGATACTGGCCGCCCTGATCGGTGGCCCATTGTTTTATTATTTTCTTTACGTAATGAAACCATGACAAACTGGCCATTCCCCCCATTCCCAAACCCATTAGACAAGGGCGCCAACGTGCCCAAGTTCAACCCTGACAATCACGAGGACGCACCATTATGACAACAGCAGAACCATACACCGACGACGTCGGCGGTTTCATCTACTACAAAAAGATGGCCTATAAGGCCTTGGACGACACGAAGTGCAGTGCACACGGTGTGTGCGTGGCCGTTGAATACTTCAACGGTGACTACAAGTTCGTCATTTGGACCGTGGCGCCTAAAGTGCGCGAGGGCCTGATCAAACACGAGTTGTTTGCTGAGTTGACCAACCAAGAACGATTGAATGCCCACGTTTTGGGTTTTGCACAACAATACGAAAGACACTTACCATGAACGCACACCAATCAGCATACGAGCAGGGCAAAATGGACAAGTGGGACCGCATCACGCGCACCATGGACGAGGTGCGTGCCGCACACGAGGCCGGCAAATACGTGGTGATTTTCGAATCCCTGTCTTACTGCCCCTACACCGACGCGCCTATGGGCACCATGCCCCACGTGCTCAAGGCCTGTAAGACACGCGAGGAGGCCGAGGGCCTGATCAACGATTATTTTGAAGAGAACATCGACCACGACGTGTGGGACGTTTACATCTACCCAAAGTACAAAGCGCCTAAACAGGTAACAACGACAGACTTTGAAGACATTCCATACTAAGGAGCAAAACCATGCAAAGAACACTAATCAACGCCAAAAATGCGGGCTTTTATATTCCTGAAATTCAGACTTATTTTTGTAAGTATGAAGACTTCAGAGTTGAACACATTGTCATTTACGAATTTCATTAAAGGAGAAAATCATGAACAAGACATACTGGACAGGCCAAGGCCGGTACCAATTGAAGGCCGACGCATTAGAAAAGCTTCTGCCCCCCATGGGTGAGGTGGAAGGTGGCCAAGGCGCCAATAAGCATTTAGAAGCATTCAGGCGCGCAGTTAACTGCTACTATGACCTGTACAACAACGGCCTGTGCAACAAGGCGCGTGAGTTCAGTACAGTGTTTAAGATTACCGGTGTGGCCAAGGAAATCAAGGCCCGTCGGTGGATGGACGGTATGCTCAGTGGCGACACACAGGAGCAAATTGAGGACAAGATGGGCCTGTTTATACTGGCCGCGTTTCAGGAACAATTTACAGAGGAGACAACAGAATGAGCACAAGAGAAGTTGTGGTGTGGTTTGGCATGATGACACATGGCCAGTTTGGTGTGACAGAGCACGACATTGAGCCCATGGTGGTCATTCATTCGATCGACGAGAAGGCCACCATGGACCCCGACGAGATCGAAAACCATTTGGCCCTGCGCCATTACGACAGTTACTTAATCCCATCGCAGTTTGTGGGATACGTTACATATTCATCAGATTACATAAGGAACCTACCCTAATCTGTGGGTAAATGACCATAGTAGTATCAGCAACCAAAACAGGAGCAAACCATGAAAAAGTTAGAGAAATTTATCAAAGCAGAAAACGACTGGCGTAAGATATTCGGCAACAGCGAGTTGTCAATTGACACCCCAGAGGGCAGGCAACAGGTGGCGCAGTTGATCGACATTCAACTGAGCCCCGAGAACCTGTACTGTGACGGCGAGATCAGCCACGCAGAGGCGCAGATGAAGTACCGCATGTTGTCAGGCGCGGCCAAAGACCTGATGAAGATCGACCCCAACGTGGTCATTTATGAAATTTAAGGAGCAAACCATGAACAGCAATGAATTAGCATCTATCGTGGCCGAATCAAACGGCCGTTTTGTCAGCGTGGTGTTCGTCAAGAAAGACGGCACACAGCGCGCCATGTTATGCCGACTGGGTGTTACCAAGCACCTGAAGGGTGGCGAGTCCAAGCTTAACGCGGACCAGTACCTGACAGTGTTCGACGTGCAGAAGGAGGCCTACAGGGCCATCAACAAAGAAACCATTCTGTCGGTCAAGTTGGCCGGCACCACATACGTACAGGAGGCCCTATGATCGAGTACAAAATCAACAGGGCCTGCGACGGCCAAGACGTATTTTTTGACGGCAAAAAAGTGGGGTTGTTGTCGTTTGGCGACCTGCGCAGTCTATATGAGGACCGACGCCCTGTGACCATGTTGATCATGGACAAGGGCACCAAGCACCACGACAACATGGCCGCGGCCAAACAATACATCGAGTCAGTTTACCAACGGGAGGTGACAGCATGATCACACTAGCCACACTGGCAGAGCACCTAGCGTTTTTACTGGCCGAAGAAAAGGTTTATCTTGAGTCCGGTGACTGGGACCTACTAGACAGAGTACGATTAGCAATCGACGACACATGCGATCAGATTAAAAAAGAGGAGACACAATGAACACAAAGCTTTTAACACACGTGCGCACACTGTTTGTGCACGACATGGTGCCAACGAGCACAGCAAGACACAACATGCGCCAGTGGGTCCGGTCTGTGCGCCTGTTGGGTGACAAGCATTTATTGGCGGCCAAGGTGGCCAAAAAGGAGAAATCATGAACAACCCACTAGCATTTCCAATGACTTGGGTAAAACAAGAGGCGCCGAATCTCAACGTTATCCTTGAGCAAAGAGGCATGACCCTGCGTGACTACTTTGCGGCAAGGGCTATGCAAGCGTTAATTGACAACGATGGTTTATTTTCAGAGATACCAACACAAGCTTACGAATTAGCAGACGCAATGTTGAAAGCGAGGACAGAATGAGATCATTGGAAGACTACGACATCAAGGACGTGGCCAACTACCTGAGGGACTGGGGTTACGTGGTGACGGCGCCGGCAGACGCGGGTGATGGCCTGTGGGTGAGCCAAGAGCAGTTGGCAGACATTGAGCACCTACTGGTGTGTGGCCAACGTGAGGCGGCGCAGAACGACCTATTTAACTTACTAGGGAAAACCCTCAACAGGAGCATGACATGATGAAACCAATAACGCGGTTCACGCTGGAAGACAGGATTATGGAATGTTGGGGTGTGGTGGACGACCTAGACATGGTCTACAGCACCGAGGCCCTGTACGAGGACCAAGACCGCATGATGAACACTCTACTAGGCCTGCAGGAGTTGTACCGCATGAGGTTTGAGCGTTTGTTTGCCACGTTTGACCATTTAATTAAAGAAGGGACCATCACATGATTAACATACACGTGGCGTATAACGCCGTAGCAGAGTGTTGGGCGGTGTGGACAGGGTCAGGCCGCACCTACACCGGACAATCGCGCCTAGAGGCCATAGAGGCCTTTAAGGCAAGTTTGCCACCCGACACACCGGTCAGGGTGGTGTACTGATGGTGTACGCAGGCCTGATGGGTGTACTGGTCCTGTGGGCGGCCAAGCAACCAAGATGGGCGATCGTGCTACTGGCCACGATCTGCTACTTTGATTAAATTTTAAGCAACGCGTAAGTTTCCAGTAAGTTTCAGACGCGTCAACAAGAATTGAGTACCTTAGTACTCATCTTGTGTAGGGTGTGTAGGGTTTGCAGGGTATATATTTTATTTTTTTTTTTTTTTTTTTTTTTTTTTAAAATAAAATTTAATATTATAACCCTTAAAACCCCTACAAACCCAACAAAAAAAAAAATAAACAATTAATTTTTAAAATTGTTTTTTTTTTTCACATTTTGATACATTTTATATTGAACAAAAAATTACAA